TGCTGCAACACTAAGGCCATAAAGCCCGGCAGCCAAAGAGATTGCCTTACAAACGGCACCCTCCTTACTATAAAAATACGCAAAGAGGACCCCACTAAGCAACATTTCCTGCATCGGGGACATATGCCGCACGCGGACACCCTCATTGGCGTACCGTTCAGCAGCAGCGACAACTTTGTCAAAGGAACCAGGCAAATTCTCGGCCCGTCCAACGACAGTCGCCACACGATTGACGTTACCCACGAGTTCGTTAAAACCCGCGAACGCATCACCTAACACACCAGGGGCATTGGCGATGGAGTTCAACAGATCTCCAACGCCTTGCGTCTCAATGTGTTCCTCTCTGAACAAGTCAAGTAGCTTGCCCTGCAAGACGGCTGCAAAGTCCGCGCCAACACGAGAGAACCTCGGCGGTGCCACTTCACGGTCACGCTTACAAGCGCGAAGCTCGCGAGTTTGGGAGCGACCACGACGGAAAAGTTTCCTGTAGTGCTCAAGAGTTTCAAAGTCAATGTCATTGGTGAAAGAAGGCTTGTTGCAACGCTCAATAGAGCGGGGGATTCTGAATTGCGTCATGGTTGATGTTGTGATTCTTATGTCATGAGTGGTGGGGTGGTGCCGGCTTGTGGCCAACGAGCCTGGACTTTGGCTCGCCACATTGTGTCCCTCGGACCTGCGCAATGTGAGCGCACCAGTGTTGCACACAGCGACCAAACTGGGTAAGGCCACTGGCCCACACGCCATATGCGGACCAGATTTAAACATATAAAATAACCGTTTCAATCTAGGCTAATGCGGTTTCACTATCCTACAACCTGCCGAAGCAATTCAAGCCGCGAATTAACGCGTGCGAGGCTGGAGTCAGACCAAAGCATCTGTGGTTGGGCTTTTAACCCTGTAGTACACATTACTACCGCCCTCGCCTAAACCTACACGGGGTCTGGCAATTTTTCTCAGTTTCGTAGTTTTATAATGTTTTATGGGTTATATGCTTTTATAATGTTTTTGGATTATAAATGATATAATGCGGCCTGACTGGCCGAAACTACGGATACATGGGACCACCTTGTCTGGTCCCAAAGAAAAAGGGGGGGGTGAGCTGCAAGCAATGAAACTTCAAACCTCTGAATGTGGATGACCTCCACACTCAGTGGAAGTGCATCAAAGTAGCATGGTTGCTACAAAGAGACTAAAGCTACAATGCTGAGGGTTACTCATGCCCTCAAAAACGCCACATGGAAATTTATATCCATG